TTGGGCAGATTGTTCCTTGGAGATTTTAAACTGCTCGAGGTCTGTTACGCCCATGGAGCGGATTGCTTCTTCAAGGATTTTGCCTGTGTCGTACTCCATTTGGAGGCCAGTTTGCCCCATGGTTTGGAGAATGTTCATCCATGTCTCGGCTGAGCGGGTTGGCTCTATGGGTAATGTTCCATCTACGACGAGGTAGTCGATGTCGCCTTGGAGCATTGAGGGATCGAAGTCTAGGTAGTCATCTTTAATGAGGCCAGTTAGTGGGCCGGGTGCTTGGCTTTCCGCGATGCGGATCGAGCCTTCGTAGTTGATGGCGTCTTGGATGTTGGCAGTCATCATGCGAACCATGGGGCGGAAGGTGTTGGCTGACGAGATGCGGGCCATTACTCCTAGTCTTTGGGAGCCAAGTTGGGTGAGGCGATTGATTTCGGTGGCTGAGCGAATGCCGTCTGAGGTTGGCATTCCTTGTTGGGCGTCACTGGCTGCGGCGACACGTTGATTGCGGCCTGTTAGGGCTTCGATGTCGTTCCAATGGGAGCGGGTTACGTCTGGGATTTCTGCGATGTGGACACCATCTCCGGGCTTGGTGCCGGGTAGGGTTTGGACTACGCCCCATGGGTTTCTGTCTATGAGGTCGGCGACGTTGACTTGGGTTGGGTCTACGAAGATGAGGTTGTTGAGGGAGGCTTGCACGTTGTCTATGCGAGAGCGCATTAGCCAAGTGGCGATGTCATGGATTGGGAGCAATAGGTCGTAGAGAGATTGTGAGAAGTTTTTGTGTGTGTCTGAGTAGATGCCTCCGATGACGATGGGGAACTGGCGGCCATTGGGGTTGAGTTGGAAACGGATGACGACTTCTTCGTCTAGGACTACTGCTGTCATCCAGATTGAGTTGAGTTGCGGTAGGCCGACTTCGAAACCAGCGAAGCGTACCCAGATTTCGTCTACGGTGCGTGCGGGGTCAAGTTGGAATTGGCTCTCTGAATTGACTTGGGATGAGGGATTGATGTTGTGGCCTTGACCCTCTTCCTTTTGCCAAAGGTGGATATCCCACCCGCGCTTGGGGGTGGCTTTCTTTTTGCGGAGGCCGGGGTACTTGTTGAGCTTGGGGTATTGGCCTGATGCGAGGAGGGCGGATGTTGAGATTGTGTCTGTGAATATGATGAATTGCATACGTTCCCACTCGCCCCATGAGACGCGAGGGTCAGGGAAGCAATGGCGGGGATCGAAGTTGATGATGGAGTTGGTGTTTGAGTTCTTGTCCCATACGACTTTGGTAGGGGCGAAGCCGTAGCGAATGCTGTCGAGCATGATCTGAGCTATGTGGGCTTCACCTGCTGTGCGGCGCATGTGTTGGTGGAGTAGGCGTTCGAGAATGAGGGCCGAGGTCTTGGACTTTCTGCCTAATCCTTCTAGTTGGAACATGGGATTGCGGCCTGTTAAGGCTGCCATTTGATAAGTGAGGACGGTGTCGGCTACTGCTCGGGTGTCGGAGATTACAGCTTTTTCTCTGAAGTCTGTACTTCCTGGGGGTACATAGACGTCGTGGGCGCGGTCAGCGTCTTTCCAATGTGGGTAGCGTTTGGAAATGTGGGTGTGAGACATCTTCCCGCAAGCGCGAATGTAGTCAACGAGTTTTGCTTCTTGTTCTGTTGTTAGGTCGTCAGAAATATCTTCGTAAGCTTCGAGCTTACGCCAATGTTCGGATAGGTCGATTATGACTTCGTCGGCTGTGGCGCGTTCGTTGCGGTAGTCCATGGGTAATCCTCTATGACTGAGCGGCTATTTTGCTAACAATCCCACGCTTTGCGTGACCAATAATTTGCTGACAACTTGTTTGACTTACCCTTTATACCGCCGCTCCGGGCGCAGTAAGATTTCTTCCGGGCTGGCTTAGATTTCTTAATGGTCATCTTTGGATCACCAAAACGAACGATCTTTTCTTTACCGCCTTGGCAAGCTTTAACCACCGATTTTTTAGCGCTCCCTGTTGGTGCGCGGCGAGGCTTGTTGCAAGCCATACTTTTTTTGCTGATCGTCTTTGCCATGGAGCTTCCCGTTCTGAGATATTAATCGCACAACATTGTCACCACTGTCGTCCTTCAAATAGGTCACACTACTCGCCCCAGTTACGGCAGTAGGCGTCGAGAGAGCCGTTTGCTTTCGATTGAGAGTTGAGGGAGTTGAGGCCGGGGTTGGTGGAAGCACTGAGCGATGTTTGCCAAGGTGACATGCCTGTGGAGGTGGACATGCGGGAGAGGATGTCGAGAGCCATGGTTAGAGCGTCTACTTGGTCATCGTGTTTGGAGTTGGGGAATTGTTCTACTTCACGGAGGAAGTCGTCGAGCCATGGGGCTGCTTCGGGTAGGAATACTCGGCCACCTTCTATGAGGGGTAGGATTGAGTTTGCGCGGGAGACTTTGTCTTTGGTGCCAACTTTGTAGGGGATTACTGCGAGGCCGCTTTCGGTTCGAAGGTCTTGGATTAGGGATTGGCCAGAGGCTTTGTCTTCTATGTAGAAGCCGCGCAAGTGGGAGCCACGGTGGAGAGCGTTTAGGGCGATGGCCTTGCGTCGTAGAGATGGGTAGTCGAGGCGTTCTCGGATGACGTTGAGGATGTAGATGTCGCCGCCATGGGCTATGCCTGCGTGGAGGAATACGGAAGGGTCAGACTGTTCGGTCTTTCCGAATGCTGTGTCGCAGGAGAAGATGCTGAGTTGGAGTTCTGGGGCTTCGATAGCGGTTTGGAACCACTTGGGTTTGATTAGGTTGCCGCCTTGGATGAAGGGAGATTGGCGGTATAGGGATGCAAATTCTGAGGGGGATCGGCGTTCTATCTTCTTGAGTTCTTTCATGGGAAAGCGCTCTGGCCAAAGGGCTACGGTTTCTGTTGGACGGAACACCATGCGCTTATTTGGAGGAATGGATGAGAGGATTGTTTCTTTGGGTAAGTAGTCGGGGTCTGTTGGTGGTAGGGCTTTGCGTGAGGTTTCTATGAGGTTGCCGCCTGCTGCGTAGCAGTCGAGGTTGACGTGTAGCCAGTCGTTTTCGTTCCAGTCTGCCGTCTCTTGAATGCGTCCTGCAATGTCGTCTGGGTGCCAACGGGTGAGGATGAGGATTTCGATGGGTGGAGTTCCATCGGGTTCGGGTTGTTTACGTGTTAGGAGGGCGGACAGGTAGTATGACCAGATGTTGTTTCGGTAGGTTACGCTCTCGGCTTCGTGGCGGGCTTTGATGGGATCATCTGTTATTAGAAGGTTGGCTGCTCGGCCTGTGGTACTGCCTCCAATGCCTGTTGCGTAGTACTTCCCGCCAGATAGGGTCATCCAATCTGCGGCGGCTGCGGCTGATGGGTCTACGGAGAAGTCGGGGAAGGATTGTGAGACTATGGGGTTTAGGGCGTGGTTGCGGACTTGGCGGCCAAAGGTCTTTGCTAGTTCGGCGTTGTAGCTGGTTGCGAGGACGTGGCGCTCTGGTTTGCGGGCCATGTAGTAGCAAGGGAAGAGTTCGCTGGCGAGGAAAGACTTTGCGTGGCGGGGAGGCATGTTGATCATTACGCGATAGCAAGGTCTTCCGTCGTTTAGGAGTGAGCCGTTCTCTAGCTTGTCGAGGATTTGCATGAGGTTTACTTGGAATGGGGCGAAGGTGAACTCGGGGTAGAGAGCGCGGACGAAGCCTTCAAAGGTATCGTGGCACTTGGCTAATTTGAGAAGATGGGATGCAGCCTGTTGGGGAGTTACTGGTGACTTCATGGGAGGCGCACACATATCGATTTTTTATGTGGAAATTTTTTGGTGATGGCGAATTGGCAGGATGCGTAGGTTGGGTATTTGCCAACTACAACTCCAGTCATTGATGTGGTCGCTACAAGGATGAGGGCGTAGATCATTTGTGCTACTCCATTATTTTTGTGGTTGCGGTGGCCAAGGTTTTATCGACTGGCGTGGTTTCAATCTCTTTGTATTCGGCGTCCACGGGTTCGGTACGCGCAGCGATCTCCATGAGCTGTTCGTGGGAGAGTTCTGCTACGTCTGTGTGGTAATGTTCGTGGGTGGCGTGGCTGACTTTGATGTCAGGCGCAACCTTGTCGAGACAGATTTGGAAGAGTTTGATCTGTTGGTTTGACCACTCCAGCTTTCCGTCTAGGACTTGCCCGACTTTATCAAAGTTGCTGCGGACTACCGCCAAGGCTCGCCTGCGAACTGCGTCTACCTCCATGGGGGTGACTGCGGGGAGTGGGGGAGCCTGCTTTATAGGTTGGGATGCGTCTCTTTTATTTGCCATGGTGCAGGATGATGCGTGAGTTTGGTCGTGTCGTCCCGAGTTTGGAATTTTTGCTCGCGGTTGTTCGACCACTCGGCATGGACACTCAGGAAATGAACGGCGAAAGGGGGGTAAGCCCCCCTTCTTCTAGCTGCAAAAAAGGCGTTCTGTGTCAATGAATTGACACTACGCCCCCGTAAGTTATTGATAACAAACAACTTATGGCTCCTAAGATGGGACATTCTATACTCTACTTGTCTACTTCCTACCTTAATAAGTTTGGAATACTACCTCTAAAGTACAGGAGTAAA